CCCTCAACACCTACTAATTAATGAAACGCAGAGATTTATTTACCAAGCCAGACCGTGAGCAGGTGCCATTCAACTTGAGCGCTCCTGCGATCACAGGGAAACCCTTTCAGGCAGGGCAGTATTCGGTAACAGTCCAGGACCCTGTGCCTGCCTCACAGACGTCTCTGGGCAAACTGGCAGCAACGCTAGGGCAGATAAATCCAGCAATTAGGGCTTATGGACAAGCTCAACAGGCAGAGACAGCACTTCAAAAGACTACTGTTGGCCTCCACTACTCCGCGATGGATGAGCAAGAGAAGAAGGCTTACGCCGCTCAACTAGCCACAAAAGAAAAGATTAACTCTAGGTTCCGTGGCAAAGACTACGAGACAAACCCAGTAGCCACCTTGTATGCTAAAGAGCTTATTGGGGCTGACCTTGTAGATGACTTCCAAAGCTTAGTTGAACGAAGAAAAGAAGAATTTATTCAAGAACGAGTAAGAACCTTTGGAAACAAACCGAGTCCTGTTGAGATCAACCAGTTCACTGGGGGACTCTTAGACGAATTTAAGGCCCTTCCTGAGAACGAAGGAGTATTTAAAGATGCACTTATTCTTGATGGGTTTATGCGGGCCAGTGCTCCCGTTAGGAATAAGTTAAACGTCACACTCCCTACCCAAGCAGCAGGAATTCACAAAGCCGAGCTCGTTATTCCTAAAGCAGCGAGCTCATTGGTAAGATCAGTAAATATTGATTCAGAAGAAATAGAAGACCCTGCGGTATTGGCTTCTAGGATTAAAGAAGCATGGGCGTCTACAGGGGCCCTTAACAGTCCTGAACAAAGGGCAGTCATTGCGATGGCCCTTAACTCATTCCCTCCTACTCTTGATGGGATTTCAGATGCAGAAGAATTTGTAGAGGCTATAAGCAGCGCTGGTATCTCCATAGGGACTCAACCTTTAGATTCAGAGGATGAAGAAGGGTTTGTTTATAATGAGTTACTTGAGGAACTAAGTGACAAAAAGATTAAAATAGAACAAAGGCTTGATAGGCAATATACAAGATTGACCACTAAGACTCTTAGGGAGACGAAATCCGAGGCTAATCAAATGATGGCTTCTCCAGACATTACTAGGGCAGAGATAAACGAGTGGATTGATGGTAAGAAAGAAGCATTACTAGATGTCACAGATACCCTAGAAAGGGATGCCTTAATGAAGTCATATGAGCTCCTAGAAGCTTACCTTGGGACGAAACAAGATGAGGATGTAAGAGATTTAATTAGAGGGGTCGATCCCGGAGATATATCTACCCCAGGGTTCGCAGATGACCTTGAGACTGATCTCCAAGATATACTTAGTGCAGCCATGTCGGACATTGAAGGTAAGCCTGGTTATGATTATTTACTACAACAATATGGTAGGTTCATGTTTCCAGCCGACGAGGATTTGGAAGGTGGCCCAATAGCTCGGCAACTTACCCCAAAGGGGAGGCAACTATTGATAAACCCCAAGATAAAGTTTAACAGAGAAGTAAGAGATTTATCTGAAAAGATAGCCAGCGCACTCCCCGGTAGGACTTTTGAATACAAAGACTTTGCACCAGTCAATATCCCAGAATCTGGGTATGAAGAATTTAAGCAAACTCTATTTACTAAGATATTCAGCAAGCGCCGTGAAGAACTTAGAATAGAGAGCCAAGAGAACCTCAAGGCTATGCTTGAGAAGGACAAAAACAGACTCAGCCAGCTTAAAGAAGCCCAAGATGTCAAAAAAGCTGAAGAGACAAGACTAGCGGAACTGCCTGATAGGATTGAGGCACACAAAGCTCGCTTAGATGTTTCTGGTTCTACCAGATCCCAGTGGGACCCTTACAGTAATAAAAGTTATAAGATAGAACAATCTGTTAAGCTCACAGGGACTGATATTCCTACAGAAGTAGATGGGGAGTGGGATTGGTTTGGAAACTTTGTAGGGGACATTAATAACTGGGGGTTTGCAGAAACAAGGACGGCAGCACAAGTAGACACGTTTTATAAAGCGCTCGAAGACGGGTTTGACCTTGGGGCTTACGATGGGAAGAACGAAGGGGAGCCAGGGAGAAAGGCTGGGATTATTGTGGAGCACTTTAAGAATCATTTTAATAACCCTTTAATTAAGAATAGATTAAAAGAGGAGCTTTCGTTCTTTAAAGAGAGGCAAGGAGTCAATGAGGCACACCGAACATCACTAAAACTTGTAGAAGACACAATGAAGAACGGACGCAGAATCACAGGGTTCTCACCTGAGGAAGCCGTTCAAGCTTTAGAGACAGGGTATCTTTCCGAAGGGGCATCTTTGGGATCAGATAAGTTTGCATACTTTAATGGGCTTTTAGGGGAAGCAACAGGAGGAAGAGCTACAATTAAACTTAACTACAACCCTGCTTGGACCAAATGGGAACTTAAACCTTTGGCGAACAAACTAGGAACAACTGTAGAGGCCCTTCATTCGGCACAGCAAAAACTAGAGAATAGATACAAAGGGATAAAGAAAGCAAGTGTCCCAGAGCTTGAAACTCAACCAACATCAACTAGACCCGTTAGCCTCGAAAGAGAAAAGGGAATAGTTGAACCAGTCAAGAAAGGTCAAACTCAATTCACTGACGAGCCCCCTACGATTCCTACAGCCCCCACTATGGAGGATGTTAAGGTAGACACAAAGGTATCCACAACAGAAGAACAACCTACAGAACCAGAGGACGTTAAAGTTGGAACGAGCTTACCTACAATAGGAGAAGAGGAAGAAGAAGAACCAGAGGATGTTAAAGTTGGAACGAGGGTATCTACTGTAGAACAACTTACTTTAGACTTTGATGAAAAAGTTTTGGATGATTCTTTAGTTAACTTTGTTAAAGAAGAAGAAAAATTCATTCCTAAAGCCTACGATGACTTTAAACAGACATCTATTGGGTATGGCACTAGAGCGAAAAAGGGGGAGAAAACTATAACTAAAGAGGAAGCATCTAGAAGATTAGCCAAAGAGCTTAATACGCATGCAAAGAGAGTTAAAGCTCACGCAAAGAAATATAACTATAAGTTAAATCAAAACCAGATGAATGCCTTAATTTCATTTGACTACAATACCGGAAGTATCGCCGAGCTAACAAAGAATGGCACTCGCTCTCTTGAAAAAATCGCAGAGATGATGCTTTTCTACTGGAACGCAGGCGGAAAGAAAAAGGAAGGACTCGTGAAACGCAGAATCAAAGAACAGAAACTGTTTCTTACACCTATGAGTAAGGATGAAAAAACTCAATAAATTTAATACACACCACCAATAACAAACATGGCTATAGATCCTACTTTATACTTCCCTCCGCTCAAAGAAAACTTTGCAGGGGCAGCATCTCGATCAGCAGATAAACCTTTTCAGCAAAAAGACCCAGACGTCTTTTCAATGGGAGATACGGCTATTGCTCCCCTCCGAGGAATTGAAGGAGGTTTTAAGGGTTTCTATGATTTCGTAGACTTTGCAGTTGGGGATAATTTACCTGACTACGACACAAGACTGTTTGGGACATCTAACACGATGGTTGGGGGTTTTGTTGAAGGTATTGCTCAATTCGCTACAGGTTTTGTTCCGGTAGTAGGGCAACTTGGTAAAGTAGGAAGAATTGCAAATGCGCGTAAGTTCTTAGGACCAAGCGTGGCTAAAAGATTAGCCCAAGGAGGGAGGTTGTCTGCAAAAGAAGCAAAGAAGCTAGCTAAGAGCACTAAGCTTCGCAGGTATGGAGACTCATTAGCCGCAGGGGTAGCCTCAGATTTCTTAATGTTTGATGCACAAGAAGCAAGGCTAAGTAACCTTTTGTATCAATACCCAGAACTACAAAACCCAGTCACTAAGTATTTACAATCTACCGGGGATGATGGGGAAATTGAAGGACGATTTAAGAATGTTTTGGAAGGGTTATTCTTAGAGGCAGGAGTAATGGCGGTCTTAAAGCCCTTTGCTGCAAGCCTTAAGATGATTAAGAACCGTAACAAGAAGATTGCGGAAGGTAAATCTCCCGAAGACGCGGTAGATGAAGCCATAGCGGAGGCCGACCCGGACATGGCTCAGCAGTTAAACTTTAATTATGCAGACCTAAACGACCCAATCTCAGGGAGCAAGGGACAGCCAGAAGTAAGGCCTGAGGTTCTAGAAGATACTCCTACAGACTCAAGGCCTTTAGCAGACCCTGAGGATATAGATGGTTACTCAGAAATCAGAGACCTTGAAAGTGTATCTTTAGGGACTGATAACATGTATAAAAATGGTGTTAAATCTATAGAAGAATTAGCAGTAAAATACAATGTAGAATTAAAGCCTGAGGAGAAAGCTGCTATAGAAAAAGTAAAAGATTCTAAGCTATATGAAGGAGTTCCTGTTGGTAAAATTACTGATGCTTATGATAAATTAAAAGCAGGAAAACAGGACAAGATTGATATAAGAGAGAACCTTGATAAAGCCTTTCTTCGTGTTCTTAAGGGGGCACGAGAAGGTAGAGAAGCGAAAGTAAAACCCAGCATTGATTTAGTTAATCAAAGAGCAAAAGTTGATGACTATGATATTAAAATAGAGAAGAATGAAGAGGGACAGTTTGTAGCGAAAGCAACAAAAGATGGAGAGGTTTTTCATGAGAATGTATATAAAGTCAAATCAAAGAAATCAGCACAGAAGGTGTTTGAAGTTGAGCTACAAGACTTAACACGAACAAACACAATGACCCAAGTGGGGAACGCTAAGTTCCTTAATGACGCAGCACAGGATGCAGGCGTCTCTGTCAGCATCAAGGATATTGAAGGAAACAGGACTTCCCCTGATCATGTTGAAGTTTCATTCTTTGGAGAAGGAGACAAACAATTAAGCTTTAAACAACTCCCAGAAGAACTTCAAGATGAAGTAGCCCTCTACTTAAAAGCTAAAGGAGGGAAGGTAACGGCAAAGAGTGCAGCCGAGGAAGTTCCCATTGGGAAAATGATGGACGATAAAGGTCAGACAGTTGACCCAGCCCCACGCACTGACACAGAAAGCGAAGATGTTTTGAGGGCTACCGTGAAACGAGCACTCAAAGGTAAAGGGCCAGGGGGAGGACTTACGGCACTTAAAGGAGTCATCAGGACTATTTCAGAAGAGAAAGATTTTATTACCATCGCACGCGCACTTGTAGAAGAGCAAGAGTCGGTGCTTAAAGAAAGCGACAAGCTTGCAAAGACAACCAAAGAAGAGTTACTGAATCCCAAAGATAGCTTAGAGAAAATCACAGATGACCTCACAAGTGCTTTCGGAGGTAACAAGAACAACCTTACCCGTTACATCAAAGAGCTAGAAGGGAAAGCTGAAGGCCTAGAAGGTAAGTATGAAGAGATGTTGAAGGATCAACAAGCCATTCGCTTACTGAACAACATGATCGGTGAAGAGATAAGTGACCTAGCTAAAGCAGCTAGTGATGCCTTCGAGCGTGCTAAGCAGTCTGGGGATCAGAATATGTTTGATCTCTATGATGAGAAGTATGCACAGATGCTACAACAAATGGAACTTATGGTAGGCACTCAGCGAATCTGGGGTCTTTATGGTAGGTTCCCTTCTTTGTTGATGCTTCAACGGAAATATATCTACCAAGATGTTAAGTCGAATAGATTTGATACGTCACTTAGTCAGCTTGAGAATCAAAGTAAGGAAGCCATAGCTCGGTATAAAGATGAGCGCAGGGGAAGCATGGGCCAACAGAAGCTACTACAACTAGTTCTTGCTGCTCGGACCACTGATGACATCCAAGGAGGACTCAACAAGATCGCTAAGGCATCTCGAGGGAAACGTATGTTTGATATTGTACGTGAGTATTGGATTAACTCGCTGCTCTCTGGGGTATCCACCTTCAATATTAACATGATTGGCTCGGCGATTACATACGCAATGTCAACACTTGAGCGGGCGGGAGGTGCTCTTCTCACAGGCAACCCAGAGCTTGCACGCGCAACCCTTCGATATGCGTTTGATGCAGTGGCTATCTCAGATGCGTTCGATTTAGCTGTGCGGGCCGCAAAGTCAGGAGAAGCTATTAGTATCCCTAACTCAAGGCAGTTTGATGACGCTAAAAATTCTCAACATGCAATTAGCTCTGACCAACAGAATGCATTTGGCACTGCTATTAATACTATTGGAACAATAACTAGATTACCTTCAAGGGGGCTTATTACTGGTGATGAATTCTTTAAGGCTTTGTCTTACCGGAGCTATGTAATGACCGAGTTAGCACTGAAAGGGAAATCTAAGAACTTATCAGGAAAACAACTTGGAGAGTATGTGTATAAAGGAGTAGATGCTCATGTCACTGAGACTGGCCGAGTGTTTAACGAACAGAACCTTGTTGAGACTGCTAAGGAAATGGCAGAGAAAAAGAAGCTTAGGTTCACTGAAGCAGAAGTCTTCATTAATAAATATATCCAAGAACAGAAGAAACAAAGGAACTTTATTCTTCCTGACGGCACTGAGCTTGACTACGGGAACCGAGGGGCACTAGCCGCCCGCGCAGAACAAATAGCAAAGGTCAATACACACACCCAAGACTCAGAGAACAGTATTGTTAAGGGGCTTTCTCACATGACTGTGCAGAACCCTTGGCTTACAGCTATTATTCCATTTGTCCGAACACCAACCAACCTACTTGCGTTTGGTATTGAAAGGTCTCCTTTTGGTTTACCGCTAGAAGGCATTAAAAGGCTTAGTAAAGATTACCGGGAAACATTATCTAAGGCAGGACCTACAGAGCGTGCAGAGCTTCGAGGTAAAATGGCAACCTCTGTGGCTTCGACTGCTGCACTGCTTTACATGTTTCAAAGCCAAGGAAGTGAGAAGTTTATTAGCGGGTTTGGGCCTCGAGAGGAAAATCAAAGGAAAGCATGGGAGATGGATAACCAACAGTATTCAATTAAGATTGGAGACAAGATTGTTAGCTACAACCGTCTTGATCCGATGGCTACCATGTTAGGAATCATAGCAGACATAAGTGAGGCCACAAAATACAACGAGTTTGACGAAAGAGACATGTCTATGGTCTTTGGATCTTTAGCTTTAGCGTTTTCCAACAACGTAACCAACAAATCATATGTGCAAGGTATCGATAACTTATTCAAAGTCCTAAAAGACCCACTTAATAACACTGAGAGGTTTGTTGGTAGTATCGCAGGAGGATTTGTTCCTAACTTTGTTAATCAAACAATGAACGTCCAAGAAGACCGACCACTCAGAGAAGTAAGGAGTATTGTTGATTACATGATTAAACGAACCCCAGGCTTAGAAGAAAAACTTCCTCCTCGCCGTAACTTCCTTGGAGAAGTAGAGACTATGGATTCAACAGGAGGAGCAATGGGAATCGTTAATCCTCTTTATATGAAGGATGCAACTAAGAACATTGTAGACTATGAGTTTGCAAACTTAGGGGCGGGCTTTGGGAAGCCTGAACACTTCTTAAGGCAAGGCGTAGAAGAGTTGAATATGAAAGACTACTACAACCCAGAGACCGGACAACAATCATATGACCGCATGCTAGAACTCATGGGGACAAAAAAAATCAGAGGGAAAACCCTAAGAGAACGCCTCAAGAAGTTGTTTGAGACCAAACGCTACCAAGACATGCCTGACAATAGCATGAAAGATATAACAGGCGCGGAAAGTCCTAGGGTGAAATCTATCCGAAAGCTAATTGGCGCTTATAGGTCATCAGCAAGAGCACAGACTCTTAGAGAAAACCCAGAGCTATATCAGCGTTATATCGCAGCAAAACGAGCCGCAAGATAACCATGAACTCATCATACATGCCCTCATTCATTGGATTCACCGGACTCCTTGGGACCCTTACCCTCGAGAGTGTTAACGATGTTGTTGCTATCTGTGTAGGCCTAGCAACCCTGACTTACCTTGCTATCAAAATCATTAAGGAAATTAAAT